AGTAAGGGTTACGGGAGAAGTCTACAGTAAGTTTACCGCTTCCGTTATCCGCGTCTGTTACGGCTACCGCTTTCATCCAGGTAGGTGTTGTGACGGTACCTGATTCCGTGAAGTTTTGGTCGTTATTTGACTTGTAGCTTCTATATTCTTGCCAGGTCTTGTTATCGTCTGAATGGTAAACCGTGACCTTACCTTTCCATGTGCCGTGAGTTGTAATCTTCCAGGCCTTTCCTACTCGTATAGACTTGGTTTCTTCCGTTATTGAAGAGGCCTGTATTTCAATTCGTTCAGATTGATTTTCGGCTTGCTGCGTTAGTTTTATATGACTATTCACCATTCCCGGCGTAAACGTGTCTTTCGTGGCTGTAATGGTAACGTCGTTTCCTGATGTGGCCGAGGGCTTTAATTCGTTGTTTCCGGAGAATGTGATTCTTACGTATCCGTTTTGACCGTCTTTTCCGTCTGTTATTTGGGAGGAATTTTTTTGAATGTCTTTACATACTCCGGAGACGCCACCTTTAGCTCCGCCTTGGTATGAGGTCCCGTCCTTTCCTTTGGTGCTTTGGTTTTGGCCGTTGGGTTTACTTGCGATTCCACCACCGCCGCCTTTAGCTTCTACGTTATTAAAGGACGATTTTCCTCCGTCTGTTCCGCCTGTAGGCTGTGCGTCGCCTCGCCGGGAATATTGGGATTTACCGCCCTTTCCGCCGGCGCCTACTGTTACGGAATATGTTTGGCCTGCGGTTAGCGTGTCTATTATTATTTTCTTTTCGCCGGATCCGCCATTTCCGCCTTGTAATTCTATAGTCCCTGTGGCGGTTTGCCCGTCTCCCCCATATGTATATGAGTAATGCTGTACTCCGGTCCCAGCTCCACCGCCACCAGCTCCTATGATTTCTACGGTGTATTTACCCGTTACTTGCGGCGTAAATGTGTATTCTCCGGGTGTCGTGAATGACGTTTCTTTATTTACCGCCTGCGTGGCTGAATCGTAATAAGGTTCTGTGATTTCATACTCTTTAAATGTCCATCCTGTAGCCGTTCTTTGAAGGCATTGAATCGGATAATCGCCGGAACAAATAAACATGGTATCGGCCGATTGTGTGAATTGTAAGTTATCCACATTGTCGTACGGTGTGGATAACTCTGTGCCGGTGTATTTTCCATCTTCCCAGATACGGATATATTGATGCCCTACTTCTAATAAATAGGCATCATCTATTCCGGCGTTAAAGGCGACGAGGGCCGTCGGTTTATCGTCGTATTTGACCTGTCCGATAAATTCCGAGCCTTGCCTACGATAACAACCACCGAACGGACGGATGACTAGGTTTTGGGCTGTTAGAAGGGCTGATTTATATTTATCGAGGTCTACCCGGTTTGCGACATACGGCGATATTTCGCCGGCTGCAAATGACGGCTGTATAAGGTATATGTTCATCGTACCCTCCGAGTGTTGGCGTAATTACTATGATATACCGCATCCCTTTGGCCTTCTCTTGCGTCGTTTAGCTGGGCGTCGTGAATAATGGCCTGGAATAACTGGTATTGCATTTGATAGGCTTGGGGATTTCCGGTAAGACGCATGGCCATGTTGGCTGCAAGAAGTCTCGTAAAGGCGCTAACGAACAAGGTGTCCATGACTTGTACGTCTTTTTCGTCTAATGTGTAGTCCGCATATGCGTCTTGTAGGTTGCAAGCAATAGCCTTTGTGGCCGTATCTATGTTTACAATAACGTACGGAACGTGTTCTTGTACGTTTATCTGTTTGTTTCGAATGTTGTTTATTTTTAAGCAATTTTTCGGATACGCATAACAAAAATCGTATCCTGGTATTTCTTTGTCTAATAAGGCCAGCTTTTCAATTCTATGAGCAAAGCTCCACGGATACGCCCGGAGTACCGTTTCTCTTGTTTGGCTGTAATAGAGCTTACATGCCCTTGCGTTTTCTTCTTTATCGTCCATTGAGGTAATGGTGCCTTTACCTAAATCTGATAGCGCCATGTTACAAATATCCGTGTCTGTCATGTTTTCTCCTTTTTTAATAAAGTCGGGGACGGTGTTACCCGTCCCCTCTTCTTTATAACTTGTGCTTTTTAACGAGGTTCACAAGTTCCTCTTTGGTTTCTTCGCCGGTGTATTCAACGCCGGCTTGAATTAGCTTAGTTCGTAACTCGTTTGCATGTAACTGATTTAAACTTCTTCCTTTGCGGCAATCCTTGAAGGGGATTCCCGGCTTATCGTACGTCTGCATCCATTACAAGTGATGCCGAAATGGTGCCTGCCGATTGGGCTGCGGCGGACGCCCATTTAAGGCGGAGATAACCGAGGTCTCCGTAAGGCACCTTAACGGCTAAGGTTTTACCCTTTTCAGCCGTGTAGGTGCCTAATGTTTTAACTCCTGTCATCTTATCGTTGTCCGCCGTTTCGAGCGTTACCGTGCAATCTGCCGAGGCTCCGGGTAATTTAACAACTAAGGTTAAGGGGCTTCCTGCGTCACCTTTACCTGTTTTAACAACTTCTCCTGTTCCGGATTGTCCGGATAATTTCACGTTCCAAAAGAACGTATTTTCTGCATCGTATATCATAGTTTCTCCTTCCTAAGCGATGACGGGTTCAGTTTCCGTTAATGCGTCGTTTTTCTTAACGATAAGGCCCGATACATAAAGCGTCGGAATGCCCTGCATGAGCTGCTGTTGCGTTACATATACGTTATTTTTATCTGCGATATGTAGTTCGAGCATTGTATATGCCATAGGCGATACATACAGAATCGGGTGTTTCGGGTTTATGATTTTGTTTTTTGCGACTACAATTCTTTCGGCTAATGCCTTACGTGCTTCGGAGGTAGAGTCTTCGGCAGCTGCTTTGCAGTCGATATTGCGAACGGCTGCGACTTTACGGATGTTCTTAACGGCAAGACCTGCGTCCCAGTCAAAGAGTGTTGCAAGGGCCCGGTATTTACCGCCGTTTGCGTCGATTGCGTCGATTTCTCCTAAGTCTTGGATATCAAGGCCTGCTTTTGAACCTTTCGGATAAATACCTACGACCGCATCTTCGCCCCAATCAACGATGTATGCGGAGGTTTGTTTATTGGCCGTCTTACCGCCGGCGTTTACTACCTGGTAGCCTTCTTCGCCGAGGTCGCCTTTAAACGTGTTGTAGCGAATGCCGAGGCCGTTAAACTGGTCCGGGTTTGCGTCCGTGTCGCCGTAGAACATGTACTTAGCGAGATCATCCGTAAAGCCTTGGACATAGGCTTTGTCTTCGGACATGCGGAAGGCTTGCTTATCCGGAGCAAGTTTTACGAGTTTTACATCGACTTCACTTCGTGCTTCCATTAAGCAGCACGTGTCGATGATTTGCCGCGTCGTCGATTTTCCGGGCTTTACGCCGGCATTAATGCGGCGGAGTTCCGGGTGAGGGTACGACGTGCGTACGGTTGTCTGATTACCCGTGGGAAGATTCCCTTCCATCCAGGGAATATCTTCCATAATGGGATTGCTTTGAGCCATGACTTCCATAATCGTGTCTAATTGGCCCTGGGGATTTAAACGCTTACGCAAATCCGAGAAAGTTAATGCTGTGCTTCCAATCATGTTTTAATTCTCCTTTTAATTAATACTTAGAAAAATCCGTATGAGGATACATATCGGTACTTGTTGCGGCGGTACCTGCGCCACCCATTTTGCCAGGGTCTTCGCCGATTAAATCGGCAAAGGCTGCCATGGTTTTAATCATAGCTATGTGATTGCCGGCCCCTGTCAGATTTAACATCTGCGTAAAGCCGGGAATCTTTTGTTCAATGTAATCTCTTGCGGTTGCAGCTTTACCGAGCGTTTCTTGGTATGCCCCGCCCAATTCTTCTTTTGCCGCATCGCCCCAGGACTTTACTTCATTTACGTATTGTTCCTGGAGGTTTTTGGCAACCGCTTCTGCCACTCCTTGAGCATACTTAATGCCGTATGTCGCCATACCGGCTGCCTGTTCTTGAGTTGCGCCCATACCCTTTAAGAGATTAGTAAATTCTTCGGTGCTTTTTTCGTCCGCTTCCAGGCCCGTTTCTTTTAATACGGCCGTGAAATCGTATGATTCGGGTACTTGCGGAGCCGCGCTTTCGCCTTCACCGCCTAAGGCGGTCTGGGTGCCTTTACCGATAAATGAGTCGCTGCCTTCTTGGTTAGCGCTCGCATCGGTCGATTGTTCTTGTGCTCCTTCTGCCTCTTGGCTTTCCGGGCCTTCGGCGAATCGTTGCAGGTCAAATTTTAATTTCAATTGTTCCATGTCGTTTTCATCCTTTCGAGTTCGATGCGTTTTATGGCGTATTCTTCTTCCATTTGGTGAAGTAATTTCATACCTTCAAGTCCCATAGATTGAATGAGTTTTAAATATTCAAGGCCTACACGACGGCGCCCCTCGTCTAAGAGTGTGGTTTCATTGGATAACGGGCTATAGATTCTCGTTGTATCCAAAAGCCGAGCCATAAAGTGTCGCCCTAACGGACTTTCCATGACGTATCGGAGCGCTTCCATATCTTGGCTTCGTATGGTTTCTTCCATGAGTTGTGCGGTCTTTCGTTCTTTTTCGTGCATTTTTACCTCATTCCTAACCATTCTTGCATAGCCGGGTTTCCGTCGTTTGCCGCTTCTGTTGCGTTTTTAGCGGCCGCTGCAAGGTCCGGAGCTTGGGCTATTGCTGCTTGCTGTTGTGCTTGTGCTTCTGCTGCAGCCTGGGCTTCTTGGCGTTGTTTTTGGATTTCTTGTACTTCTTCGTCCGAACGGATCATGGCTGCCGGCACGCCTACTTGCGCTAAGTAGTTTGCGACCGCTTCCGTAAGGTTTACCTTATCGAGGACCGTTTGGTCGAATTGTGCAGCTTGTCCGATAAAGCCAATGCCTTGTTCGATAGAAGTTAGGCCACTCATCTTTTGTGCTTGAGCAAGCGGTGAAATGTATTCAATCCTAAACTCTTCGCCTACAATGTCTTGCAGTTCTTCGGGGATATCCGGGAATATGCCGCTTCTATCCAGGATGTTGTAGACCCTTTCCAGGATTCGGTTTAAGAATTCGTATTGAAGGCGTTCTACCACGGGGCCTAATTGTTGCAGTTTTTCCTGGTTACGGGCCATGACTTCCTGGGCCGTCATGCGGCCTTTGTCTAACTGGTCCAACATTAAGAAGAGGTCCGAGGAGTATGTTCTCTTTACCCTATCTTCCACATGTTGGATTTTTCCTTCAAGTTCACCAATCGCCAGTTGCCCCTGGAAAATAGGACGTATGGCTTCATTCGGATCGTTTATGGCTGTCGTGCCGCCGGGAAAGAGATTGATGTTTCCTACTTGCGACGGAGGGACCTGTAAGGGAGGCTTTACGCCCATTTCAATGGCTGTGATAGCGTCGAGCTCCATTTGCTGTAACATTTTGGCGTCCGGCAAGGCGTTCCAGCCAGGGCCCGTTGCGTAGGCTTCTGTTCCTTTTACCGTGTAACGAGCCACGGGTACGGGCCACTCCTCAAATCCCGTAACCGCCAGGCATTCATCTTCGTTGGAGTCTTCTACCCAGTATGTCGAGGTGAACGGCATCTTCTTATTGTTTAGCTTGTTTGGGTCGTTATCTTCGTTCTTTTCGACGAGCCAGCATACTACGTGGTAGTTTTGATGGCCGCTTCCGTTATCGTAGGACTGCTTAACAGTCATCGGACAATTGTCGTATCCGAATTGCTTTACGATTTGGTTTACGGTCATCTTGGCTCTACGGGCAAATGTCGAGACTCTACCGGTTGCGTCACACGCCAGGGCGTAGGTGCCTATAGTATACGGGACAAACGTTACCGTGCCGCCTTGCGAGAAAATCCCCAGGGCCGCTTGGCCAAAAGGAAGTTCTGAATAACATTGGTGTATAGCGTTGTAGAAGTTCGAACCGGACAATACAGATTCCATGATATCGGCCCTTGTATCCAGGAACCGTTGTACACCTGTGTCATCGGCCAGGTCCTTATTGCCAATACCAAAGCGAAACCAGCGCCTAGACGGCGGTGTGAGCCCCGATTGAACGCCTGCTGCAAAGGTATCGCGGGCTTCTTGAATAACACCTGTGAAAATTTCTTCGTCATGAATAACGGGTTTTCCTGCCGTGTCGTCATCGAATAAGCCGTCATAGGGAAGTTCATAATCGCGGATTAACTTCCATACCCTTTCCCAGGGCCGCCTTGCTTGGAATAAAGCGTTAAAACGCTGCACGAGCTTTCTTTTATCTTTACATGTGTTCGGCTTTATTCCCTTGGTGTCTTTTGTCGGGCTTCTAGCCAATGCCGTTTCCATTTCTTTGCGCATGTTTTCTCCTTTATCCCAGCGTGTTTTTGCCATTTGTTGTTCCCAGTGCCGTGTCTATAGCTGTTCGCGTACTTTGAAAACCGCGCTTTTTACGCTGTTTTTCGACGCTATCGGCTGTTCCTTGGTCGCCGTTATTTACGGCCTGTACCGTAGGATCCGGCGTTTTGAATTCGGGAGATGAAGTGCTTCCGAATAGTCCTTTTAATCCACACATTGGTATTACCCCTTTCTAAACGGATTGTATTTTGTTTGTGCTGCCGTTTGTTGTCTTTGGCTTTTTAATACCGGCAGCGAAAACGTCAAGGCCAGGGCGTCTGCTTTATTGGGTGACGGTACGCCGCGGGCCTTCATGTGGTCTTTACTTTCCAATATAATTTCGCCTTTTTCGTTTACGGATGCTTCCGGGCCTATAAGGTCATCTCTTAGGACGTCATCGTCGGGAAGGACACCGCCATTAATAAGCCAGTCTTTCATCTTCCCCCATATTTCAGCCCTTTTATTGGCAAAGCCTTTTGTTCCGGACTTACCGCCAAAAGCAACCAGTTTCCAGCTTCTTCCCATGGTTACGCCAAATGAATAAAGCCCTGTGCCGTACCCTTGGTCGATAAAGACCGCATCCGCCTTATATTCGTCTTCGAACCCTGCCAATATAGCCGCCATGGCTCCGTCGTTGTCGTTTTTCTGATACTCGCCTAGGACCTTACTGTAAAGGCCTTGGCGCATGATGATTACGAATTGGTCGCTACCCGTCCATGCCGGGTCCACACCAATAATGATGGGTGCAAAATTGTATTCAGCCGGCCGGAGTGTTCTTTTTGTAGCCGCTTCCACTATATCTACGCCTATGTATTGAGCGTCAGATGATGACGGAAATTCACCGCGTACGCGAACCTTGAAAAAGTCTGAATCTTCGCCGTATTGGTTTTTCCACTGTTCGATTTGGGCTTTGTTTGATATGGCCACGTCCCTGGAGTCTATCTTTTTGGTGTCCCAGTAGTTTCTGTATTTGGTGAAACAAGCGTGGAACCGCCCTACATTGCGGGTAGGGTTTCCGTAACAGCACCAGATGATTTCCGTATTCTTATCTGTTAAGGCACCTTCTGCAACTTCCCAAATACGATCGTCTATTGCCGAGGCTTCGTCGAATATGATTAAAATCCTTCGGCCTTGGTTATGAAGACCGGCGAATGCTTCGGTATTTGTGACGGACCACGGGATAGCGTCGATACGCCAGGTCCTTTCGTGTTCCGCTTCGATTGAAAATATTGCCGTTGCCGTGTAGGTGAATAGCTCTTTACCGATGAACTTTCTGTGCCATTTAGCTAGTTCCGCCCAGGTTTTTGTTCTGAGCTGTGCTTCTGTATTGGCGGTTACAACACCTCTTGTATCCGGGTGTGTTGAAATGGCCCATAGAATGAGCCATGCAACGGTCGTGCTTTTTCCTATGCCATGGCCTGACGATACAGCCTGACGAATTACTGTGTCCGGAGTTTCCAGTCCTTTGGCGATTCTTTCTAACTGTTCCAGCTGCCATTTTTGCGGCTTTTGGCCTTTTAGTTCCGGGTCGTTATCCCAGTCGAATGCGAAATATACCCAGGCTACCGGATCGTGAGTTAAGCGGCCTAGACAGTCCATGAGCTTGTATGCTTCGTCTTTATTCACTAGCCGCTTCCCCTTTCTTTAATAACGCCTGTTGCAGTCGTTCTGATAGGTCCATGTTGGCGTTTATTTCAACGCTTCCGGTTAATTCCGTTTGCTGCTTTTGCTTCCAATCGTCCGGTGCAAGATTCGTAAGGATGAAGGTAGCTGCCTTTGTTTCCGGTGGCACGAATACAAGTTCGTTTTCTATTTTTTTAGTGACTTGTTTTCCTACCACTTTACCGTCTTTAATGATGTCTGTTGTGACGGTTTGTTCTTTTTTGGGCATCTTTTTTTCGATGCCTACGGCTCGTTGGAACAAAGCGTTTTCGACCTGGGCTACGCAGTAGTCTTTTCCAATTGAAAGTGCCTCCGAAAACTCCGGATGTTTTTTCGTCCACTCATAAAGCGTCGATTCAGAAATTCCGATGTAGGCGGCAATCTCATCGTTATGCCATCCTTTACGGCATAAGCTTTTAATAACTTCCAGGTTTTGGTCTGTATAGAACTTTTTCCAGGTTGTCGAACGACGCCTTATATTAATGTTTTTTCTTCGCGCGTTTTTCGCGTGCGTATCTGTGTCTTTGATATATATCTTCTCGCGGCGAATGGGTTCGCCTCGTACTTTATTTTTTGTCATGTTTTCTCCTACTTAAATGTGCGCCGTCTCGTCGAGTGGTAAACGGGCGTGTGATTTATATCCGTTTCATTTGTTTTTCGTTTCTTTTGCCATTTTGGCTCAAAGCATATGCACCGTTCTGATTCTATCTGTAGGTGCATGTTCACGCATATTTCGCGGTGATTGTGTTTGCATCGTTGGTTGTCACATCGGATCATGCTACCCTCGCTTTACGGCAACAAAAAAGGAAGGCCTGCACTACACAGGTCTTCCTTGTCTTATTTTTCTAGCTTACATGATATCACAGAGTGATATGTAACTTTTAGTAACCTTTTGAATTTTTTTTTAGAATTTGTTCAAAATTTTTTATCGCTCTTCTTTGCGTTCTAAAGATGTTCGGCCATGTTACGCCTAGTGCAGTGCATATATCCTCCCATTTATCTCCGCAGAGGTATCTTCGTGATAATATGCTTTGTTCTTTCGGGTTTTCCAGTTGTTCAACGAGAAGTCGTGCCTCTTCGCGGCGTTTTATGAGTTCGTCCCATTTATCGGCCGCTTCTAACTGCATATCTGCAAGTTTTGCAATTTTATCGGCTATGCCGCCGTGACCGCTTCCTGGTACTTTATTGGCTGTAAGGTCTGTTCCTTTTAAGGTACAGATATCCTCACGGTATCGTGAGATTCTGGATTCTAAGGTCTTTAGCTTTATGTCTAACGTTCGGATTGATTGAAGATATTCTTTGGCGTTCATCGCAACACCTCTTTTATGATTACGACGATCGTCTTTCTATTTACTGCTGTTAC